ATGAGTATTGCACCGTCATTTAGACACCGCTTTGCACCACTGAGCAGGCAGCCGAACCAGCCCCCGTTGAACTGCTGGTTATTGTCATTCTCCATGCGGCAAATGGGGTTGTAATCGTTCCGGCAGTATCGAGTGTCACACTTGACCCAAATGAGGAAATTGTCGGGCGCGGACCAGTGTTAGTCGGCGGCCCTACCCAAAGATTGGTCGCTGGGTTGAAGTTTGGATAGTCCTGCGTGTATTCAAAGCTTGCCACCACTACCGTCGATGGCGACGTAATATCAATCCCAAATGCCACATTGATCGGATTGCGTGTTATGTCGATAGGCACCCATGGCGTTCCACCTTGGGTCGTCGTGCCAATCAAAAACCCGCCCGATGAATTGGTCACTGAACACGACAAACTAACCGACGTTACTTTGATAAAGTCCTGCGTAGTCGTAGCGGCGCTGACAACCGTCGTGGACGGAGTAATCGACTCAGAGATGACATGACCATTTTGGTCAAGACCAGTAATCACATAGCTTGGGCCTGACAAGGAGGCCGATGCAACGCTAATGCGGCGAGCAGTATCCAACAGAGCACAGGATAGCGTAACGGTCCCACCTGCCGCAGTCGAAATCGATCCAATGCTGGTAGAAGAGGCGGCTGCCAGGATTTTAGTATAAGTAGTGGTTGGCCATCCCATTGTGAGCCCCTATCAATGGGCCCTGAACTTCGCAAAAGTCAGTGCGAGTCGTGCCCTTTTTCCTACTACGCCGGGAGAACCCTTGTGCTTCTGAGCAAATTCAGATGTGGACATTCCGGCTCGGTGTGCGGCAGTTCGTAAAGCACCTTTATGCTTTACGGCGTGTTGCATCCAATGTCCGGTTCCGCCACCGGATGCATAACTAGCGGAACCGCCTATTTTACATGGGCGCTGGAGAAGGGGTGCTTGTCAGACCCAACCCCACCACCGCGAGCCCGCTTATCCAAACGGCCACCCTTGGCATAGCCAGGGACCTTGCCGCCTGACTTGCGCTTGATGACCTTACCGCCTGTCTTGAGACCGGCTTCCTTCTCTATTACGGAATCGTGCTCGGAACGGGTTTCCTTAGCCTTGCCGCCCCTAGCAAACTTCTTATGACGATTTGCCATTTAGCTCTCCTTAAGCCGTAACCGATTGAAGCGCCTTGAGCGTGAAAGTAGCTGGCGCGGCATTGGTCGAAGAATTGATCCTGACCCCGCCAATGGGCGAGAGGATCGTGTAAACCAGCCCAACACCCGGCAGGCTGTTGGAAGAGACAATAGCCGCCGCTGAACTCAACAACGACCATGCAATCGTCGGAGCCGGAGTCGTGCTCGGATCATCCAACGTCATGTCGATCTGAACAGTGGCAACAGCCGAGGATGATACCGTCAACTGAACGGTCGTGGATTTGGCCACGGGATTGAGATACATCGTAGCCGTGCCAACCGATGACAGAGTTACAGTCTGAGTGCCCATTTAAGTCTTTCCTTCTCAGTAGTCGAATACCAACCAAAGCGCGATGAGATCATCTATCCATGTAGAGGCGGCTGCTAAAGGAGAGACAACCACATTCTGGGTAGTTGACTGGACCGCAGCCTGGATTGGAAACGGGAAGATGCTGTTAATCATCGATTAACCTCACGACAGCGGGAAGGTGCCCCACACTGCTCTCCAATCGTAGTAGCTGGGAACATACCGCTGATATCCCTTAACAAGGAGGTTATCAGTGGTGAATTCTACCGTCATATCCATCTCGAACGGCTTGCGGTTGAAGAAGATCAAACCGTCATGATTGGTGCAGACAAACCAAGCAAACGATGAGGTCAAGTAATCCCAGACCATGAACCCCTCCTTGAGAGAGTCGTTCATGCCCAAGATGGCATTGACATCGTTCGTCGCGGTGCCTGGACGAAGCTCGGAACGGAATAGCCTGAGAGCGATAGGCTCAAGGTTCGCAGGAACAATGACCTTGCGGCCTCTGGCATGAATCTTCAGGCCAGCATTGTCCTTCCAGGTCGAGCGAATAGCGATGAGAGAGTTAAGAAGCGAAGTCTCGTTCAGATCGACATCCGGGCTCGGTGTGTTGCCAATGTTGCCAGCATCAGTCGGATGGGATGTGCTGAAGAGGGCTACGCCGTCGCCACCAATTGCGGTATTATAAGTCCCACCGGAATTGAATACGTTGGCGGCATAAATCTCTTCGGTTTCCTTGAAGGACTCCATCAGGCCGTCGTTGGACGGGCCAAACTCTGATTTGTAGAGGTTGTCGTCGATGGCCTTGCGGGTAATCGCATAACCGAGACCAATTTCAAGATGCTCGGCGTTATAGACAAACCGCTGACCTGCCGCATTGTCGAAACTGGTCGGCGCACCTTCCTGCTTCAACTGAGCAAGACCGAGGAAGCGCATCGCAGCGCGACGCTCAAGGGCCATGCTGGAATCAGTCTGCCTAAAGATTTTAGGCCACTGACGCTCGATCATGGGATACTTGCCGGAGATGCCCCATAGGCCCGGAAGCAACAAGTCCTTAATAGCTGCTAATGCGACAGGCATCGGTTATCTCCTAATGCCATTACCCCTAGGTACGGTAGAACCTGCTCTACTCTCGTTAGATACGTTAGGGGTCTTCTAGTTCCTGTTAGGTTGACAAGTTGGTTAGACCAGCACGACGCCAAGTGTTGAGCGGTTGGACAACAGCAATCTGCATACCTTCCGCTCCGGTTGATGTGCCGTTAACACCGGGAGGAGCATAGTCGGAATACATACCAACGAGCGTAAACTGGGCGTTGCTCGAAAACGCAGTGTAGTTGCTGGAGTTGAGATACATCACGCTCTGGCCGGTTGCGGTGTTGCCAAGAGTCGAGAGAAGGATGCTACACGGAATACCAAACCCAATCATCGTCGTTCCGAGGACGGTGCCGGTCGAACCCTGTGCGATGTAAAGCTGATCTGGGTCGGTGCAGATATAAGCCTTCACGTCGCCGGTCGCGCCGCTTCCAGGCCAGTAGCTGCTCCAAGTCACTCTGTTGACGTTGGCGTTGTAATACTCACACCCAAAAAACACACCCTGCATTTGCGTTGTAACAGCGCACGTTGCACCAATGGTGATGATGTAACCAGGAGACGCCGTGCTGTTAGCAACGACATCGCCGGTAAAGATTGGGTTGGTATTGCCTGATGCAATAAGCCGAGTTTCTAGGCCTGCTGTGGGGGCTCCACCCTCACGACGACCAAACTGGCGAAAACCAAAAGGATTGCTTGTATTGGCCATGGATGGCTCCCATTTGCCGATCACTACGGGCATCGTAGTTACGGTCTGGTGAAACCATCAGGCGCTGACGGGTTAGGCTTTGGGAGGCGCTCCCAGAGTTCTATACAGAACTCTACTCTTCAGGAATCGGCAATCTCTCGTATGTTTTACCGATCTTGTTCGTTTGTAGTGCAGAAGCGTGTCTCGCGTCAAGACTAATCGGAATATCGCCACCGCGAAGAGCCTGCTCCTTGATATGAACCTGCTCAAGAGCAGCCCTGCGCTCTATCTTCCTGGCTCTATCACTTAATTCACTCGGCCTTGCCATTAGGACAAGACCTTCATTCATGATCTCTCCTGGAGCCCCTTTCGGCATAAACATGCCGTCGAATACGCCATCAAAGTCTTCCTGGTGAACGGGAGTCCATCCTTTCCGCTCAAACCCTGATCTGTGTTGAGACATACTCTGGCCATAAACGGAATCAGTCACCCATTGAAGAGAGAAGCCTTCAGGGACCTTCTTTGGATCAATATGAAGCTTGTCCGGGCTGTCTTCTTCCGTCGGGTCAAATGCCTCCCAATTCGGTTTAGCCTTCATCTTGAAGGTCTTGGGAGCCGCTGGCTCTTCTGGCTTGGCAGCTAAAACCTTGCGGGGCCGACCGGGACCACGCTTAACTTCTGTTTCTTCCATTACTGCCTCCCATCGTCATAAGAACCGTTAGCTTTCATCTCGGCAAGCCTCTGCTTCTGCTTGGCATATTCGGCTTCCGTAATGCCGGACAACTTGGCAAACTCCCGCTCCTGGGCAGTCAGGGTAATCTTGCCATTGGAGCGTATTCCGGTTCCACCCGATGGAACTTCACGGCTAACAGGTGCGCTCACGATGTTTGTCCTCTGCTGTTCTTGCCTTGGCTCTTCCTTAGGAGGGTTTTCCTCCTCCTTCATCTTCCCATCGACGTAATCGATATAAGCCTGTGAATGAACCGTAAGACCAGCCTTGGCAGCCTTATTGTTCCAGTATTTAAGCGTATCAAGCTTAACTGGATCAATTACATAGCCGGGATTGGCCTTCAGGTATCGAGTGGTGATCTCAGGAAGCCTCCAACTATCAATAACCTGATCGACGGTTGGCTGTGTCTCGACCTTTGGTTCAACCTTCGGTTCCGCTTTCTCGACTTTCAATCTTGACTCAAGCTCGAACTTGCCATCTTCCAGTTTATCGATCCTGGCCTCGGCTCGCGCTAGACGGCGCTGAGCATCAGCTAATGCCTTGAAATCACTAGCATTACCGGCTATCTCCACATCCTGGGCAGCCCTCTCAGCGTCGGCTTGAGCCGCAGCAAGAGCGCTAGAAATGGAATCATAGTTGGTTTGGGTGTTTTCTTTTTGGAGTTTATTGACTTCAGCCTCGCGCTCTTGGGCGCGTTTGTTGGCCTCATCACGTTCCCTGACAGCTTGTTCTCGCTGGGTGCGTTGAAGTTCCTCTGATTTCTTAAGTTCATCCAGTTGTTTCTGGAGGGCTAGTGCAGGGTCTTCCTGTTTCTCTGGTTCCTTAACCTCGACTTCAGGCTCCGCTGGTTTATTCTCGTGCAACTCGGATTCCGGCTCTTTCTCGGTGGCCTCAAACAATCCAGACATGGACTCGCTTGGATCAAGCTTATCCACCGATACTTTTTCCTTAGGTGCTGGGCGAAGGCGCGGCATGAATCCTCCTACAGCCAATCCATTGGCTCTTTGATCTTGAAAACTTCTATGCTGCTATCTCTAATTATGCGACACGGCATTTTTTTGAATTCTATCTGTTTTCCGTCTCCAACATGAAATCCTACCCAATCGCCAACTTCCGCATGTTGTTCATATAGAGAGCCATCATCTGGATTAACAAATGCGTTGGGGCCTAATTTCAACACCAACCCTACTTTACCCTGCCAAACATCCTCTTCCTTGTTGGCATCCGGCCTGATAATGCCACCCTTGGTCTTCTCCGGCCTCATAAAGATACCGACAAGAACTCTATCCCCACCAATCTCAAAGCCGGAGGTGTCACCGACAAACTCAAGAA